GCCTACATTGATGGTTGTTCCATACAAGCTGAGTTTTGTCGGACTGACGCTGTTGGACATCTGATCCTTGCCGACTGCGATGTTTGGATTTCCGTAAGTACCGGTACAAGTGATAACGGGGTATGTGCCGTATTTCACATTGTTGATCTGCAGGTTCGTAACCGTAACTTTGGATGCGTCTATTGTGCCGGTCGTGATGTTACCGGCGTTTATGGTGGTTTTGCCTGCTGTGCCGAGGGCGGAGATGGTCACATAGCCGGAGAGATCGATTTTATCCGCTACCAACTTGATGGCGCGATCCGTCATCGTAAAATTGGACGCCGAGGTACCTGATTTGATCAGCCAGTCAATTTTACCCGCCGTTTGTGTCAGGGAGGAGATGTTCCCCTCTGCCGTTTGAATACGGGTTTGAAAGCTGTTCACCGTCTGTGTGAGCGTAGAAACAGAGCCTTCCGTATTTTCAATCCGTGTCTTGAAGCTACTGACCGTCTGGGACAGCGTGGATACAGACCCTTCTGCGTTTTCAATACGGGTATCAAATCCACTGACAGTTTGCGTAAGGGACGAAAGCCCTCCCTCTACGGATTCGATTTTCGACTCCATCTTTCCGTTGGCGGCTCGGAACTCCTGTCGAATACCGTTTATGCGCTCCGTTTCCGCTGCCAGGAGGTTCGGCACATAATCTCCAACCTCGATACGGACGGTATGCGCATCAAAAGGATTGTAGCTCATGCCTACAATTCTCGTATCCGCTTCAATAGAAAGAGGGTGATATATGATGCGCACCTCGTCTCCTACGGAAAGCGGTGTGCGTTTGAACAGCTGTACCTCATAAGCCTGCGTTTCTTTTCTGGAATCGTAGGTAGCGCAAAGCCCTGTCACATTTGTTCCGTCCATCAGGGCAATGCGTTCCAAGCTGCCGCGATGGGTCCGAATGTGAATCGTGTATCCACTGTATTCCAGTTCGCCTCCGCAGGCATCCGCAAACCGCATCAGTGCAGATCGGCGGTTCAGTGGGCTGCTGTCTGTAAAAGCGCATTCCACCATCGCTGTCGGCTCTACAACACCCACGGAGAACGGCGTTCCGGCAAGCAGCTCTGTCAATCCTTGCAGCGGCGCTCCTTCAAACACAAAGGTTACAAGGTTGTACCGTTCGCTGTTGAGCGTGTAAGAAATGTGTTCGCAGGATACGGTGCTGATCTCTATCCCAGATGTGAAGCCCCGCTTGACCCGTACAATATCGTAATACTGACCATCATACCGAACCGCCATGCCAGGCAGGAGCGGAACGCAGTTTTCCTGCAGGACAGTAAAGTCAAAGGTCAGCGTACCGTCCAGCTTGTCGCATATGGAAGCGGTGAGCACATGAGAAATGGCTCGAATGACATGGTCATTTTTGAGAATTTCAATCACATTCGCGCACCTCCTCAAACGCTTCCAAGATTGCGCACATAGGCGGCATTCTGCGTCCACTGGATTTCCGCCAGAATCCGGGCCAGCGTTGTTCCGTCGATGGTGAGCGGAATGGTGACATTAAATGCCTGCCCGCTGGACGTCCGCCCGACATCGGAAAGCCCGGAAAGCGTCGTATCCATATTGATGTAAGACGGAATGGCAGTCTGCATATCTGCCGTCATGTCCTGCATGACAGAGGAAATGCCGTCTGCCAGATGCTCCGCCGAGCGCACTGCCGTCTTGCCGTTTGTGTCGAGGGACCCGGCAAGACCCTCCACCAGCATTTCACCGATCCAACCCATTTCTCTCGAGGGCGAATGGATTCCAAAGAAGTCGCAGATGCCGTCCCAGATGGACGAGATCCATCCGCTGACCTTGTCCCAGAGCCACGAGGCAAGGGACTGAATGCCCTCCCACAGCCCACGCACAAGGTTCGCGCCGACCTCCACGATTTTCGGAATGGACTCTGTAAAGGCGGTGACAATTCCCTCGATAATCTGCGGGACAGCCTTGACGATCTCCAGAATGATGGTCGGAAGGTTTTCAATGAGGGAGATAAACAGCGTCACACCCGCCTCCACTAACTGAGGAATGGATGCCAGCAATGCGTCCACAATGGCAGTAATGATCTGAGGCAGCGCTTCCACAATGGTCAGAATAATCTCCGGTAGGTTCTGCACCATAGATACCAACAGGTCGATACCCGCCTGCACGATCAGCGGCAATCCTTCCAACAATGCCTTGACGATACCGTCAATGATCTGCGGAAGAACTTCAACGATTGCCGCAATAATGTCCGGCAGGGCTTCCACCAGTGCGGTCAGAAGCTGGATGCCAGCCTCTATGATCTGCGGAATACCTGAAATGAGGAAATCCACAATGCCCGTGATGATGGCAGGAAGGGATTCGATCAGCTGCGGCAGGGCATCCAGAAGTCCCTGCGCCAAACCGAGAATGAGTTGGAGCGCCGCATCCAGCAGGAGCGGAAGGTTGTCAACGAGTCCCTGCACGATGGTCGTAATTGCTTCCACGGCGGCGGGGATCAGCTGCGGCAGCGCGTCTGCAAGTCCCTGCACCAGCGACACGATCATCTGGGTTGCAGCGTCAATGAGCAGCGGCAGATTGTCGATGATCGCCTGCGTGATCGTCATCACCGCCTGCACCGCAGCCGGAATCAGCTGGGGCAGCAGTTCCAAGATGGTGGTCAGAAGCTGTGAAAAAAGCTGCGTCACGGTATCCAGCAGCGTAGGAAGCAGTTCCGCAATCGCTTCCAATAACGCTTTTGTCGCCGTGGGCAGCGCCTTTACGATATTCTCAATGACCGGTGTAATGTTGGTGACGACGTTTTTCAGCGCCTCCGCCATATTCCCGCACAGCTGCTCCATATCGGCATCCGCATTGCCGAAGCCGACGAGCAGGTTCTTTCCCGCCGCCTGCAAGGCGTTGATGGAGCCGGAAATGGTGTGTTCCGCTTCCTTTGCGGTCGTGCCGGTGATGTCCATGCTCGTTTGAATGACATGGATGGCATCTACCACATCGGCATAGGATTCGAGATTATAATGGATGCCGGAGATCGCCTCGGCATCGGCCAGCAGCCGCTCCATTTCCGATTTCGTGCCGCCGTAGCCGAGCTTCAAGTTGTCCAGCATCGTGTAGTTCTGCTTGGCAAAGCCCTGATACGCCGACTGGATCATGGACATATCCGTGCCCATCTTGTTGGCATTGTCGGACATATCCGTAATTGCCATGTCGGCATATTTGACGGCCTTTTCGGTGTCGCCGCCAAGAGACTGGATCAGGCTTGCGGAGAACGAGGTGACCGTCTCCATGTATTCGTTTGCAGACAAACCCGCTGTTTTATAGGCGTTTGCAGCGTAGCTTTGCAGCTCCTTGGAATTGTCCTTGAACAGCGTGTCCACGCCGCCCACCAGCTGCTCATAATCGGCGTAGGCAGAAATGACTTCCTTGCCAAGCTTGACAGCGGCGGCCCCGGCAGCGGCAGCGACCGCGCCCATTGCCGTGCCAATGCCCTTGAGAACGCTGCCCAGCTTTTCAAACTTGTCGCCGGATTTTTTCGCTTTCTCTCCGGCATCGTCGATCTTGCCGCCCATGTCTCCGGCGTTTTTCGCAGCGTCGTCCATTTCATCCGCCATCCTGGACACGGACTTCTCTGCATCCGTATAACCGTCGCTGGCTTCGGAGAGCGCGTCGTTGTTGGCTTTCAGTTCGCGCTCCATGTCGTTGAGGGCGGCTTCCGCGTTGTTCAGCTGGATCTGCCAGCTTTGGGTGCGGCGGTCGTTTTCCTCAAAGGACTCCGACGCATTTTTGAGTGCCTGCCGCAACACCTCGATCTTCTGCTTCTGCGCATCGATCTGCTTGTTCAGAACCTCCGACCGGCCGGCGACGGCCTGCATGGAGGTATCGTTTTTACCGAACTCGGAGGACACCAGCTTCATTTCCGAGCCGAGGACCTTGAAGGACTGATTGATGTCCGCGATGGCTTTTTTGAACTCTTTTTCACCTTCGAGTCCGATTTTTAAACCGAAATTATCTGCCATACTGCCGCCTCCTTTCCGCGCGGGTTATATGATGGGGTTTACAGTGATATACACCGTGCAGGGGGTGCCTGTGATTTTAAGGTAAGCGCCCGAGGCGGAGCTGCTGATGACCTCGCCCGGAATTGCCGCATAGCAGAGGTTCTTCCGCAGGCAGGAAAGCTGGATCATTCCTCCAACCACAGAGGTCATTTTCACATCCGACTCCCCCGGAACGGAAACAGAGCCGTCCGGTCCGTATGCGGTAAAAGCCGTGGTCGTATGGTTGGAAACCGTAATGTCGGCGGGTTCGCTTTCTCCGCCTACGGGCACACGCTCCAATAGATCAACCATGTCTGGAAGAAGTGCGCTTGCTGGAACACTCACGCCCTTGGCGGTAAGCCAGCTTTTGAAGGCTGCTTTTGCGTCAACAAGCCGTGTGATTTCTTGCTCAATGCTCATATTCACCTCAGATCGCCGCCAGGGCTTCTTCAATATCCGCAGTCAGCGACACCGTACCGCCTGCGGTGTAGCCTGCCGGAATGGTCACGCTGGTCGTGGTCAGACCGTCCATCGTAGCGGTGGCGCTGCCGTTGTCCGGCATGGAACCGGTGACCTTTACGCCGTTCACAAAGGCCGTCTTGCCGTCGAGGATATTCGCCGCCAGTGCATCTGCGCCGGAGGTGTCCGCGAACGCATCCGGAATTGCCGCCACGCTGACCTTGGTGAGAACTTTGCCCGTGGACGGCACAATGTCCTGCGCCGCTTTGGTCGGCGTGACCGTTTTTGTTTCCACTGCTACGGACACCTTGCCCGCACCGCTGTGGTAACCTTTCGGGATGGTATACGATGGCGTACCCGCGTCCAGTGCCTTGGACACCGCGCCGTTGTTCGGCATGGTGCCGGTCGCGACCTTACCGTCCGCCGTGACGATCACCTTGCCGGTCAGTGTATCCGCCGCGCCCGCCGTAACGGAGGACACATCCTGATACGCATCGGGGATCTGCGAGACGGTAACGTCGGACAGGCCGTAATAGCCGCTGTCCGGGGTGATCGCCTGCTGTGCTTTCGTGGGCGCGACCGTCTTGCTTTGCAGCTTGTAGTTGCCGCCGCCCGCCACACCGGAAACTGTACCGCTGCCGTTGTGGTAGCCCGCAGGGATGGTGTAGGTATCGCCCTCCTGCACAGTCGCGGAGACCGCGCCCTGATTGGAGATGCCGTCCACCGCCGTGGCGCAGTCGTCCAGTTTGGCCGCCGCGGTCACAAGCCCCAGCGCCACCAGCTTTGTACGGATCTTGTTTCTCGCCGTCTGGAGCTTGGCGAGTTCTGTTGCAATGCTCATAAAACCTCCTATATCGTGCCGAGCAGCACTTCGATGTTACCCAGTTCCGCATAGACCGCCGCTGCGGTGATGGGGAGCGTATTGTCCGCTTCGGCTTCGTCTGCCACCTGCACGGCAAGCCGCCCCTGCTTGTCCCACATGAGCGCGTGGCCCAGCGAGAAGCCGCCGCCGACCTGAACGGTCGCTTGGAAGTCGGCATGAAGCCGTTCATCTTCGGTATGCAGTTTTGCGCTAATGCGCATCGGCAATCAACTCCTCTCGATGCAGTAGTTCTTTCGTCGGGACCGGAATACTGTCTGTTGCAAATACCGCGCTGCCGAGCATGACCCGTAGCTGCACCTTTGCGATTTGATTGTCCGGCAGCATCAGCGTTTCAGTCTGCGTCAGGCGAAGGCTGACCTCCGTACCGTCAGCGGACAAAGACAGATCTGAGAGCGGACGCAAGAGCCGGACCGTTCCGCAGGCGAGGCAAAACTCCGCAGCCGTGCAGCCGGTGATGCTTCTGTCAAGAGACAACGTCAGGGTCGGCGTTGTGCCGGGAATGATGCTCATGTGCTTCGCCTCCTTACAGTCCGGGCGGGATAATATCATCGATGGAAAGCTCCCGCTTCGGCTTTGCCATGCCGAGGAACTGCCTGTGACATTCCCACAGGTCGAGGAGAAAACCGAACGGCGTCAGCCAGACCTCCTCGGACGGAAGATGCAGCTGGGCCGTTCCGTAATAAAAAAGCCGGGTGAACAGTTCCCCGTCTGTTACCCGACTCGTGCGTTTTTTGAATTGTTCTCGCTTTCCACATTCCGCTTTGTTCCCTTGAACATGGCCTCCATGATGGAAGATTTATACTCTGCCAGTTCCAGAGGGCTGGTGAGCAGCTCGACCGTTTCCTGCGTGAGAAGCTCCTGCTTGTCTTCCGGGGTGCGGAGATTGTGGATGAGCACGGACTGGTTTGCAAGCAGCGTGATGAGCCACACCAGCTCGTCCAGCGCCATCTCAAAGTTTTCCGACCGCATCAGCTTCTCGCCCAAATTTTCCAGACCGCCGTAGCGGCCCGCGATCTCTTTGGTCGCGCGGGTGGTGAGAATGAGTTCAAACTCCCGACCGCCGATGTTGATTTTTGCACTTCTGTCGTCCATAAAAACGCCTCCTTACACCTGTGCGAATGTCGGCTCATACACCTCGGTGTACCAACCGCTGATGACCGATGCCGAGACTCCGGTGGAGTCCTCGGACACCTCCGCCTTCCACGGGTGCTTGCCCTGACCGTCCAGCTTGTTGCGTCGCAAAACAGTGCCCTCGATGGTGGGGGTGGAGAACTCAATGCTCTCGCCCTTGGTGGTGAGGTTCGTCGCGGGGATGCCGAACTTGACCTTGTACAGCCAGAAGTAGCGGTACTTGCCGTTGGACTTCTTCGCCCGGAAGCCGATGGCCACGGGTTCGCCGCCGTCCTCGGATGCGGAAATGAGCACCTTGTTGTCGTCGATTTTTGCGCCGGTCAGGTCCTGCGCCACCTGCACGCCAATATCGTCAATACCCAGCGTCAGAGTGCCGCTCTGGAACTCCTTCACGACCTCCGCTGCGCCGTCGTCGGCATAGAGCGTCGCCTCGGCCAGTTCCACGGAAAGCTCTGCCGTCATGGCCTTGGCAAGCTGTGTCGGTGTGCCGTAGGTTTCTTCACCGTTGTCGCCCTCGGTGATCTTTGCGTAATAAAGTTTATCCAGACCAATGGTCGCCATTGTCATTCCTCCCAAACATAAGATTTTGCCACGTCAATGGCATAGTGGTGATAGCCGGTGTCGGTTTCAAAGCCGATATACCGGCGATCCGTAATATAGAAATCCGCACCGAAAAGTGTGCGGACAAGTCTGTTTTTCAGCTTGGTATAGCTGCCCTTTGTAAAGAGGGACAGCCGAACCTCCTGCGTGTCGATGCCCGGACGGTTATCCGCATGGAGGTCAAAACTGTCCGAGAGCGGCGTCAACACAAGGTAGGTGTCCGGCGCGGCATCGGAGAAGATGCCGGTTTCCACCGGCACGCCGCAGCTTTCCGCGATGGTATTCAGTTCCGACAGCAAACTCATAGCTTTTCGGCCTCCTCCTTGAGCGTCTGCTCCATGACATGGATGCACTCCGACTTGGATGCGGATTTTGCGGGTTTCAGAAATGGTTTTGCAGGCTGTCCGTGCTTGCCGTATTCCAGAATGTTAGCAAGTTTTGCGTTGCTGCTGCCGTCTGAGCGCGGTTCGGAAAAGCCGATCTTGATGTCGTGGTTGCCCTCACGGTTCAGCTTGACGGGAGATAATCCGAGCGACTGCGCCAGTTCACCGGTGGAGCGCGAGTCGTACTTTGTCCCGCTGCCGATGACGGCGGCAAGATTGCTCCGCACCTTTGCCAGAACGACCTCGCCGCCGGCTTTCAGAACCTTTTTTGCAACCGCATCGGTGTCCTTGCTCAGACGGGACAGCTTTGTCAGAAACTCGTCCGGGAGTTTGAAATCAGCCTTTGCCAACAGTAGATTCACTCCTTTTCGCTAAAACTTCGGTGTACATTCCGCGACCTTTCATGTTCTCTACGGAAACAATGTCGTAGCGCCCAGCCTCCGTAACGAGTACATGATCGGTGGAGACCGTCAGCCCCGGAATACACCGAAATCGGAACAGGTCGGTGGCTTCGCTGAATGCCGCAAGGTTCGCCCACCGCTGAGAGCCGTGCCGACCTTCTCGGTAGATACGGATGGACGCAAGGACTTCGTCCTCGAAGTGGGTGAAGCCCTCGCTGTCCCTGACCTGCTTTGTTTTTACAATGTCGGCAAAGCCGTTCATTTGTCCAAGACTCATACTCAAACCTGCCAATTTCTGTCCAGACGTAGCAGCAGATTGACCGTATTCCACACCTGCTGTACCGAACCGATGGTGTTGGAAAAGAACCCACCTGTGCCGCCGTCCCGCGACTCATAGAAGTGGGATGCCAACATAATAACGGCCTGCTCCGTGGTGGGCGGCATGGGCGCGTTCTGATACGTTCCCTCCGGGATGTGCTGATAACTCTCCGCGTATGAAACAGCGGCGGTGATGTAGCTCTGAATGAGCGCATCATCCGCCGTGTGTTCCAGAATGAGGTTGGCTTTCACTTTGGTGAGCAGTTCATCCATCACCGCCGCCTCCTTTCATCAGGCTGCCTTCATCTTCAGAAGCTGGATGCCCTCCGGCAGAATGATCTTGCCGTCCACGCGCTCGGTAGCGACAAAGCCGACCTGACCGTTGGTGGAATACAGCTCATTCAGGCGCTGAACGGTCCTGCCGGTGCGGTCTGCGATCCAGTAGCTCTGGAAGTCGCCGAAGGCAATGGAGAGTGCGCCCGCCGCCAGCGTGGGAGCATACGGACTGGTATAGATCTCGTAACCGAGCAGCCGGTCCGGCTGACCTGCCTGCAGGGAGGGCTGCCACAGATACTGACCGTTGGAGTCCTTCAGCTTGCGCAGCGCAGAAACGGTAGCGTCGTTCATCAGGAACTTGGCATTCTTGCGGTAAGGTGCTTTCAACGCATAGATAAGGGAAATCACCTCATCGGTGGTAACCGCGGTCGCACTGGCTGCGGTAACGCCGACCGTGCCGCCGTTGGCGGTGAACAGGCCGGTGGGCTGACCCGTACCGGTGCCGACGCAGAATGCCTGCTCCTCGGCAGCACCGAAGGCATAGGCGAACTCGCGGGCGATGTACTCCTCCAGGTCGAAGGCGCTGTCATCCAGAAGCTCGATGCTCACCTTCACAAGGTCGGTCAGCTTATAAGCGTCGATGGTCTTCTGTGCGAAGGTGGGATTGCTCTCGGTGTAGGCCGCGTTCTCGGCCGTCCAAGCGGCGGTGGAATGGGTTGCCGCAACGGGGATCTTGCGCTCGTTATCGGTGGTGATGATCTTGCACAGACGGCGCATCACATTTTCCTCCTTGAGCGTGTCCACGATGAACTTCTCAAACTCGGTGGGGACGAGATAGCCGCCGTTGGCGTCCACGCCCTCGGAGAGCACATTGTGGAGCATCCGCTTGCCGCGCAGGTGCAGACCGAAGTCCTCGCGGTAGGCACCCGACGCTCTGCCGGTTTTGGCTTCACCGGTCGCTTTCTGCGGCTGCTCAGTGATGGGGGAGGATACGGGCTTTGCAAGCTCTGCGGCAATGGCGTCGCGGCGCTCCATGCGTCGGACCTCATTGGTGAGGTCGTTCAGTTCCTTCTCCATATTGGCGTAAACGGCGTCATCCTCGGCGGAGAGAACGCCTTTGTCATTGCGGTGGGTGTCAAGGAAACCCTCCATTGTCGCCCACAGCTTGGCGCGCTTTTCGCGCAGTTCAACGATCGTCATATTGAAATACCTCCATATTAAATGTAGTTTTTGATGGTGTTCAGCTTGGCTCTGAGTTCGTCCACAGAGCGT